GCCGCGGAAACCGCGGTGCTTGGAGGGATCACTGCCACCCGAGTCGAGCGCCTCGGCGAAGCGCTCCAGTACGCTGTTCAGCTTTTTAAGGTCTATGTTTTCGTCAGCCATCTTTTAAAACCCTATTAGTTTTTAAAAGGCCATCTTAAGCCGGTTTCGTTCTCAAAGCCGGTAACAGCTGTCATCAGGGAGTGTTGGTTTGACAGCGTCCGATTATCCCCTAATCCATACTTGAGATAACTATCCATATAGCGCTTCTCGCCCTTCAGGGCTTTAAAAAAAGAATCTATCTGGGCTTGGGTTCCCTTAACAGTAAGAGGAACGTCTAGTCCTGCCGTAAATAACTTAAACATAATAGACCTCATATCAGCTGCAAACTGCGAAAAAATTCGTTCGTTCAGTGATTTATCGTTCAAATCTATGATAATTGGTGTCTCTTTCATCGGGCTCTCCTTTCATAAATAGTTTATCATAAAAAAAGACGCCCCCTAAGAGGCGCCTTGTTATTGTTGTTTCTCTTCTGCTTCCTTCTTTTCCTTAAAATGCTCGATCAGGCGCGACAAAAACCAGCGTCTCAGTCCTGTTGGTAAGTTGTAAGCCTCGGCAAAAGACCAGTTACCATGTTGCTTAAGAATAAAAAATTCTTCGTAGAGAGATTGTTGATAATTAGAGTTCAGGCCAAAAAAAGTTTAAATTAATCGGCACCTCTAACCGATCTACGTGGGAACAGGAGTCACACTCAAAATCAGCATGCATGCTGACATTGGGCATAGCCTCGTCGTAGATATTTCTAATCTTTCTGGACAACGCAACAGGCATAGCGTTAACTACCTGTCTAATTGCTGCAGGTTCCTTCATACCGTTAACACTAACGATAATATTCTGCAGCATCGTTGTCACATTACCTGGATCTTTTTTAAGCTTTTTCAGTCTTTCGATACTTTTCGTTATTCGGGTCTCGTCCCTACCTCGTAATAACTTAATTTCTATCTCTAAGTCATACGTGGTGTCGTGAAAAAGAAAATTGCCACTCTCTAGCAGCTCTACGTCGTCGCGGAGCGAGGACTCTTTGAGTTCCTTGTTTTCTAGAGAGAAATCTTTTTCACTAGTGACTCCGCATGCTGGACAACTCATGGATGTACTATAGACATTCCCAAAACCAGTCTGGCGCACGGCTATCAAGATAGCATTTTTGTCCCCAATTAAGAGAGAGTCAGGCTGGATCTTGTTGTTTATGAGCACGGACTCAAGCAGGCGGTTAAGTGCAAGTCCACTCTTCAGGAGAGCCTCGGAAGTGAGGATGTCCTCCTCTTTGGCTGTCATGTGTTTAATTTCTACAACTTCAGAATCATGAAGTGGGTGCCCTTCGGGATAAAAGATACCCCGGCTTGGGAGTTCCACAAATTCTGTCGGTGTTGCGAAAGAAAATCCACCATTATTTAAAGGAGTTTGCGCCATGGTTGGAGGCGCTTCGATGTCCGGGGATGATGTCCTAGACGAATTCTTTCTTTTACTCACCAATTACCTTCTTTCTGGTTTTTTTAGGTCCCGGCTGCAGCGGCAACAGCACGTGCGCCCTGTCCGGTTTCATATGTAGCCCAATCATACCGCATTATAAGCTCAATGTTAAGGATATCTTCGGTATCATAGTTTAAGTCACCGAAAGTAGCGCTTGTGATAAAGGCATTATTGAGTATCCAAATACCAGCTGTTGCACCCTCTCCAGTAAGCTCCTCGATCTCAACCTGCCCTAAAGCACGCAGAGCTGCATCTTTATTAACAGTCGAAGGAGCCTGCTCACCACGAGTAATTAGCTCCTGCACATCTGGCTTAAGATAACCCATGTTCTCAAGGGCCGCATAAAGGAGAGCGTTACCATCCGGAGCTACCGCGTTAACGATTGTAGCTGTGATTGTGTTCCACTCAACGATGCCTGGATAGTAATACGTGTTACCAAGGAACTTGTGAGGGGTGTCGGTAACTGTGAAAGACGGCTTTGTCACAGATCGTGCTAAGTACTCTGTGTACGAAAACTCAGGCTGGGGACCTCCAGTTGTAAGGCTCGGAAGCCTCAACAGAAATCTGTGTTGTCTTTTCGGTTCTGATAGTGCGCTTGTCCAAAATGCCATTTTTCTTTGTCTCCTGTGACTCTAATATTATATAGTGTAGTATGATATATTATCCTACATTATTTACTAGTCGTCAAATGATGCTCCCGTTCTAGTAATATTGAAGTCAATTGCGATATATTCAATTGCTCGCGTTGGCTTCAAGAAAATCTGAGCGTACAAGATGTTTCTATCAACTAGCTCAGGGGTTGTTGTTGTTTCGTCAAGGACGACCTTGTAATCCGACAGACCAAAGTTGGTCTTGATATCGGCCAAGAAGGGGTTTACCTGCGATGTAAATCGTGCCCAGGTAGTCTTGGCATTTGGATCAAACAAGATTGTTGCGGCCATCTGCGAGACGCGCTTCTTCACGAAGATCATTAAGCGGCGAACATTAATTCGATCCAGCGCAGACGGGGTGGTCTGCAGCGTCTTCTGTCCGAAGATTACGATACCTTCTGCGGGGAACTTCGCAATAGGATTAATGTTGGCGTTATACAGATCGTCTCGATCGACTCGTCGTAGCTGGTGAGCCACATCGAGAACCGGGATTCCTGCGGAGCCCTCGGTTAGTCCACCTCGGTTAAAGCCGGCAGGTGCAAACCAAAGCTGTGTGCGACGCTGGGAACTTGAGAAAGTTCCGACTGCGGCCACAGACGGCGGAAGCCACACAAGAGCACCATTAAGATTATCACGGCAGCGAAGCCATGGATAGTAGGTGCAACCGTAAGAGGTGTTAAGTGATCGCGATCGAAGATTGGCAATTGCCTGTCGAATTTCGCTGGCTGTGTTGTTACGAGCCGGTGTCTTCGTCTCTTCACGCGGGGAGTAACCATTTGGCAAGTCGATAACTGCCAAGGCGTCGCCGCGGGCTTCACAGGTCCTCACCAAGTGAGTCGTCAGAGTCTCTTGAGTAAGAGCCGGCACAGATGCCAGGTTCATTTCTGTAACTTCTGGATCTGCCACAGAATCGATAGCTCGTCGGATCGAATAGAACTCGTAGCTGTCGGCTTCCGTAGCGGCAGAAGCCATAGTGCGGTTAGCAAACGGATCCATTTCGAAAACGTCTAGTCCGTCAAAGCCGCCATACAACGGTACAGTGAAACGATCGTATCCTGCATTGAGGGCGCCAGTAATCGGACCGTTGGCATAAGTCAGGGAGCCCAAGCCAGCGCTGGCGTCATTATGCGAGCCGCTAACCCACTTACCAGCCGAGCCAGAGATGTCGTCAAGAGTAAATTCCATTGAAAGCTCTGTCTTGGTGGCAGTACTAACGGCAAAGTTGCCGACGATTCCGCCGCGAGATCGTAGAAGATCAATAGTAGATCGGTCAAACACGGTGCTCCCGGCACTTTCGGCTGTCTGCAATCCAAAGTATGCGTCTGTCGGGTTATTAAGGTTTCCGTCGCTAGCGTTGATTCGGAACTCTGGGGCCGGATAGATAATATCTGCTGCGTAGTTCAGATTTACGCCGGCGCCGCCAGAAACGGCAAACAAAGACCCTGAGGAAATTAAGCCAGAGCCTTGAACTGGCATGCCCGTAACGCCAGAGCCAGTGACCCAGTTGCCAGCGGTCGAGCCGCTAACTAGCACGGCTTCATCGGTATACTTAACAATGCCCTGGAATCCGAAAGGAAGCAGCTGTGCGTCGGTGATTCCTGCTGCGACGTCTGTGTTCATAACAATTCGGATATAATCCGAACGACTGTCGTAGTCACCAGCTTGCTGATAACGCTTCTCGTCCTCGTTCCATGTAAGGTGCTTGTCGCCGATTAATCGTGCAACATAATTAAGAGAGTCGGGGTTGAGATCGCAGTTGTTAAACTGTTCAACGACCCGGACCACATTATCAGTATCGCTTAAGTGTCGTACTACAACCGAGAAGCTTCCATACTCGCTGCTATCATTAGTAGATACAGCAACATCCTGAATAGAAATCTTGAGATTTTTATTGGTCCATTCACCAGGCTCATTAAGTCCCACAAAGTGGAAAAGAGGCTGAGGCAAATCAGAAGGCGCAAGGCGGCAACTGATGACCTTGGGGGATTCGGCAGCTTGCAGATTGATCTTGTGGTCATATCCGTTATACAGTCCGTCGCTTGTGGCTAATTCCACAATGGTAGCGAATGTCGCGTTCTGACTTGTGTCCGCAATCTGGGCTGCAAGGTGGCGATCAAATGTTTCGCCTAAGAAGTAGTTCACCGTGTTGTCTGTGATACCTGAGTTTGTCTTCTGCGGGTTTGTATTGAATACCTTTCGAATATACTTCGAATCGTTCTTGCTAAAGTTAAAGGTGCTTGTAAGAGTATTGGAGCCATCATAGTTCTTGATGAGCATCTTGTACTCAAACTTACCACCGGTATTCTGGACGACCACCTGTGAGCCGGTGACGGTGCCGCCGGCCGCAACAACGGCCTGAGAGGCAGCGACATATGATCCAGTGACCGTGGCGATAGCGCCACTTAACTCAACTAGAGTAGTAGCATCTGTAGTATAAAAGACTGCAGCCAGAGCGCCGGTGAGTTCGCACATTGTAGCGGAGCCCGTCTCGAAAACCACGAGTCCCCACGCTTTGGTAGAACTCCAACCAGCCTCTCCAGCTGTGGCAACGCCGGATTTATCAGCGCCGAGCAAACGAACATAAGTTAAAGGAGAACTGTTTCTAAGATACGCCTGCGAGGCATACGCTCCGTAGGTCGGTGCCGTAACGTTGTTGCCTTCGCGCCATACATCATCCACACCATTACCGGGGGACGGGGCGCCGAATACATTAACGAATTCTTCAAAAGAATTAACGGTTGTGGGCCTTAAGGCCGGCCCCTTTGCCGCGCGGCCGAAAATAACTGGGCCGATTCCTGCGGGGGAAGCAGGTAGTTGGGAATTGTCAATCTCATTGACAAAAACCCCTGGTGATACAAATCTGTAATTTTTTACCGACATTTGTGAAGTTCTCCTACATTATGAAAATGTTCAAAGTAAATAGTGTTAAATAGTAGCAATGGTATTATTCTCTATAAAAACCATCTTTAATGTTCTGGGGTATATCTCCTAAGACCGTCCGCTCTCTCCCGATCTTGATTTCTACAGCATTTTGTCTGGTGACAATCTTAGGTCGTTCCTGGTTTTCGCCCTCACCTATAAGATACCCTAGAACCTCTATACTAATCGTAGTTTCATAATTCCTTTGTGCCATGCCCAAATTCGCTTTATTTGCATTGTTTGCAAAGTCTCCATTAACAAAAACCTCATAAAAATGACCTTCGTTTTCAATCCTCTTTGGCATCCTTGAGTTGCCGGGTACGGTCAAAAAAGGTCTTATGAGTTCGTTTAGCTGTTGTTGGTACTCGGTACGCACCGTAATCTCATACATTACCCTAACCCAGACGGGCAGCGGAATGGTTACAGTTTCGTAAACAGCGCGTTGAGTTGACATGTTTCTCTTGTTGGTGTTATAGTTTTTTGAAGGTATGTCTCTGTCTGCTCCAAATTTTCTTTTAGCATATGCATTCTGAAACTCTGCAGTCTTCTTGGCGTTTATATATCTAGCAATAGTAACGGTAGTGCCTCCCTTCGCATCGGGGTTGGGGTAAAGATTGGCATATACAGTTCCCTTGAAGTTAGGATCCTTTGTTACAGTTGCGCGATTAACACTAATCAAGGGCAGGATTAAAGTCTCTTCCGAGTCGCGCAAATCCTTGTTGTGCTTAAGTTGATATGCCCGCTCGGCCGTAACCCACAAAACAGGCACCTTTTTGAACCCTTCGTTGGTGGTTGTTGATAAGTTTAAATCCTTATCAATAAAGCTCATCATAGCACCATCAATGGTTTCTAGCGAGGAAGGGGCAAACTCTACCTCATGCAGCTCGGACGCAACCTTTTTATCCCCAACATAATTGTACTGATTAGCCTTCTTATTTTGAATCTGTGCTTGTGTTCTGGGTTTCTTGGCCATTTACCTACCCTACAAATATTCCGGTAGGAACATTCTCCATGACTTTCTTGGTTGAATCCTGAAGAGTAGAGTCCTGTGTGGCAAGCTTGTCGTAAGTTGTCTCGTCCAGAAGCGTCTTCAGCTCTAGGCGCAGGTTGTCCTGCTCAGTTCTTGCCTGTGATAATAGCTCTGATGCATTCATCGTAACACTTTCGCCCGGGATCGGCACGACCGAGAATTTCCCTCGTACCTGTCCTAACATTT